GTGGTGGTGACGGTGGTGGTGGTGACGGTGCTGGTGGTGACGGTGCTGGTGGTGACGGTGCTGGTGGTGACGGTGCTGGTGGTGACGGTTCTAACCAATTATATGTAGCAGACGGTGGTAATGATGGTTCTAGGAGACGTTTACTAGAATTATTGAATGAAGTAAGGTCAGAATTAGAATCAATGGATGAAAATACAGTAGATAGAAATGACCCTAGAGTGGATGAATTATTAAGGTTGTATGTAGAAGTATATCCTAATGTAGAAGTAAATTTACCAAATATATTAAGTGGTGCGGATAATTTACCAATTCCAGAAATTGATTTAGAAAATGTTCCTTTAAATTTAAATTTAGATCTTAATGCTTTAGAATCAATAAACATACCGTCTGATTTAACAAATAATTATAATGAAACTGAACTACCCAAATTAAAGAAGAGAATAAAATATTTAGAAGAAAAAGTAAAAGAATTGGATGATGAAGATAATGAACAAATGTTAAAAGAAAAAATTATGGAATTAGAAATAGAAAATGATAAATGGAACCAAATGGGTGAGGAAAGTAAAGAGGGTGACAAAAATTTAAAAGAGAGAAAAGTTAGATCATTTTCTAATTATAAAACAACAACCCCAATGGGTATGTATGATGGTATGTGTTTAGATCATCTTAAAAAAGAAAATATATATGACCTTGCCAACGGCGATGATGTGAATACATTTTTAGGAACAAGTTTACCATTAAAACTTAAAACACCCGATAATTCTAAATTAAATGGACCGAGCGTTGATGGAAATGATAGTTCTTCAAAAAGATTAAATATGTTTGAAACAAATAAAACATCTATATCGTGTTGCGAAGATTCACCATATTTATCATCAAATGGATGTGTTTGTTTAACTTCTGATCAGGAAGACTATTTGATTAATAGAGGTGGGAATCATGATTAGTAAATTACCTACCTAACATACGTTGATGTATTGCGTCATATGTACTAAAAGCATTACTATCTGAGGTGTTAAGTCTTTTTATTCTTTCTTTTTCTTTTTTTTCTTCCATATTATGAATAAAGTTTTGTTTTTCTAGATCTTCTTCTGAAAGTATATGAGAAATATTCTTTCTTTCGGAATTTGCCTGTCTCATTGTTTTACTTCTTTTTGAGATATCAACAGAATTTTCATCAATAAAAAGTGTATTTGAAAATGCATCTTTATAATCGCGATATTGAAGACCACTTTGGCATTCACCACTAAAATCTTCTATTTTTCCTTCACCCAAAACGGATAAACTATCTTTACCTTTATATGATATAGTTACTTGAGGTTCTCCATATGGTATTATATCTTGTTTTAATTGTTTTTTCTTTTGTTCATTAAAATGACGGTTAAAATTACCTTTACCAATAGTTTTCTTCTCTATTTTATCACTTTTAAATTTATTCTTTTCAATCCAATCTCCATATCCTCCATCGTATGCGCCATCTACCCTATTTTCTTCATATATTTTATTAAATTGTGTGCTATCAAATTTATCGGACAAATTTACATTTTGTCTATTGTCGGAATTTTGATTATTAAAATAATCTGTGTTTTCCTTTTTTAATTCATTGTGAGATTTATTATTATCTTTATCAGATAGTCTTTTTAATAGAAATTTATATGCCTGTGTTATTTTATTAAATTTTTGTTTTTCACCACCTTTATCAGGATGATGTATCATTGCTAATTTCAAGTATGATTTCTTTAAAGAAACTTCATCATAACCTTCATTTAATTCAAATATTTTTAAAATAAAATCAACCTTTTCTACGGATGTCATAGTTTTTGGTTTACTAGATTCTGTATTTTTCTTTATTTCTACTTGAGGATTATTCCTACTTAATCTTTCAAGACGATTAATTTGATTTTGTTGCGATTCTATTATTTTTTTTTGTTCTTCAATATATTTTGAATGTTCATCACTTATTTCATTGCTTTGCGAGTTACCCATTATAATATATATAAATCTACAAAAATTTTTTTAATATAACATATATTAAAATGGTTATATGCGCCCCTTGCCTATTACCGATTGTTAAAGCAGGAGCAGTTAGTTTAACAGGGGCATTTACGTATTCAAAGATTAGAGATAGAAAATATTCTAAACGGTTAGGAAAAAAGAAAAAAAAGACTGTCGGAAAAAAGAAAAAGAAAACAAAGAAAGGAGGTGGTAACAGAGATACAAAAAAACAAAAAGAATTTATAAGAGTTTGTCGTCGTGTTGAAAAAAATAAAGTATTAAATCCTAATATGAGAAATTTAGATTGTGAGAGTATGCTTGACCAAGGTTCTAAAGAAATATCTTGGATGAAAAATTGGTATGAAGATGCCCTTAAAAATAAAAAATTAGATTGGAATAAATACAATAAACATTATTCTAAAAAGAAAACAAGAAAGAAAAGTAATAAGCGTAATAAGCGTAATAAGACACGTAGAGTTAGAATGAAGAAGTAATTTAATGCTTCCTTTGCCATGGTTCTACATATCCCATTTCCAAGAAATCAAAGATATCTTTTTCTGTTTTAATCTCTTCTCCATTTGGATCTACGACATTTTTTTCTTCTGTGAGTTCTTCAATATTATACTCATTAAGAGTATACCCCTTATCATTTGCTTCTTTTCTCATCATTTGGTTAAATTCCTTTGATCCTGTGAAGTAAAGGATTGCAAATGGATACTCATGTGACTTTGTATACATGATGTCAATACGTCTACCAGGACCAGCTCTCCCCAACTTACTAATACCATTGTATTTCTTTCGTCCAAATGCGAGGTCTTCAATGAGGTAAGCATCTTTCTTAAGTTTCTTGATAAACTTATCATAAGTTGTCTTGTCCGTGGATGTCAAGAGGACATCAATATCTCCACTATCATCCTTCTTCCTTCGGTAAGATCCTGCAATGGTAAGTTCAGCGGATTTGTCAACCTTTGCTAGAACATTCTTCAGAAGTCTTTCGTGCTTTTGAATCTCTTCATAGGGTATCCTTAGAAGAAGATCATCATAGTGCTTCAATCCAAGGAGTTGAACATTGTTTAGGAGTGAATCCTTATCCTTAGACTTGCGAAGTTCTTCAATACTCCCATAACCAGCATCAACAAGTTCCTTCGCCTTCTTCGGACCAACACCATGAATATCCATAAACTCCTTTCTCGGATCCTTGATGTCCTTGATATTTTCATACATACTCGTAGTTCCTGTTTTCTTAATATCATCAATCTTTTTGTATAGACTATCACCCACACCTTTAATAGACTTGATATTGTGTTCCGTCAACTCAATATCAGAGTTCATTTTCTTGAAACCTTCAACTACCTTCGTGTAGGATGCCGCCTTAAAGCGCTGACCGTTTCGTTTTTCGTATTCTGAGAGTTCCTTGAAAATCTTTATGATAAGTTGAATCTTTTCGGTAGATTCCTTATCCACCTTTTCCTTGATAGTTACATCATCCCTCTTTCTCATATATCGTGCGAATCTTGGTTTGCCACTATCTGTCCTCCCTGAATGAGTGATACTGATAATCGTTCCCACCGGATGTGTTTCTTTGTAGTTTTCTCGTGTTTCATCATCCATACCCGAAACAGTGAACACATGTCCTTCCTTCTTGTCAATAACATGGTAAGTATCCATATTGATGAGGGGTTGACAGACAAATCCACCAAGCATCCCCACATACTTCCCTTTACCCTCTGTATAATCTATAATAAGTGCTTCTTCATCAAAGGAGGGTTTCAATTTAAGCATTAGGTTGGATCGTCCATTCTCATACATTGACTCCCCCTGCTTGATCATTACTCCTTCCCCACCTCCTTGAATGACCTTTGTATATGCAGTCATCAATTGTTCTTCAGACTTGATCTTAGTCTGAGGAGCAAATACCAGAGGACACTCAATGGTGTTGAATGGTTCTGGTAGACCCTTACGGAGAATATTCCACCTAACGGTATTATCTTTAACAATCTTCTTCAAAAGTTTAATTCTCTCAGAGAAAGGTTTTTCCTTATCTGGGAGATCATATGCCATAAACTTCACAACAATCCAACTTTCATCTTCTGGTTCTTTTCTCCTGACGACCCCCATGTGCTGGAAGTTTTCTCTTCCAACCCATAATTCTCCATCAATTTTTTCCTTGGGAGGCATTGCCAACTTGTACCAGTCAGGCGCGTTAAAAATCTTAAGGGCGCGGGAATAGAAATCTTTCTCATCATCAATCCATTGTGCCCTGTATCCATCAAACTTCTCTGACCAATACCATCCTTCTGGAGGAGGAGGACCTGTCGCAGATTTGGGGAAGGTCATCCCCAAATGGCAGTCTTTTGCTAGCATAAATTTGGAGTTCACCGGCATTATTTATCTTCTATTCTTAATTTAAGAAAATATCTTTAAGTTTTTCAAATTTGATTTCTATTGTCTTTTTTTTTAAAAAGAAAATAGAATAAAAGATGCCGTGTAGTCACTGTGGTGGTGCTGGCCACACCTACGTCAAATGTCCTCAGTTGACTCCTGAACAAATCAAAGAGAAGAAGGATTTTGCCTTGAAGAAGAAAGAAGAGAAAGAAAAAAAGAAAAAGATGAAAGAAAGGCATAACGAGATATTTCAAAACCGCGATTATTGCTTTAGAAACAATAACATGTATGAGGTCGCGGTATATTGGGGATTCTCAGATATTATGGAAAATGAAGGTAAGGAGAAAAATCGGTTGATAAGACTCAACTATATATCCGCGATGACAGAACAAGTCATACCTATTTCTAAACTCTACCGGGTAGTTATCTTCCCTACACTTGAAGTCCCCAATCCAAACAACCCTAGTAATGCTAAAAAAATCATCACAATTGATGATGAATTTAACACTCTCTTTAAGGTCCTAGATGTTGAATTGGAAAAATATCCAGACCTAATATTTGAGTTCTCGCGCGAATACAAACCACCTAAAAACGAACTTGAACAGTGGAAAGAATTTGCCCTTAAATCCCACTACCTTCTCAAAGAAATTCAAAAAATGACAACCACAAATAAGAAAGATGAAGATGGAGATATTATATACCATGAAAAATATGAGAACATTGATCCTTTCCTTAAAATTATACAAGACATACCTATTCCAAATACATGCACAGAAGCAGATAAAGAAAAAGCAGGAATCCCATCTGCCCTCACTAATATCACATGATTAACGCATATTCTGCTTGATTTCCTTTATATCAATTTTAATATCAGCAAATTCATTTTTAAGATCATTTTTAATTTCATTAATACTTCCTTTCAAATGAGATAATTCATTTGTAATTATATCAACGCTATTTATTTTTTTTTCTTGTGCCTCTACCTTTAAATGTAGTTCCTTAAGGGTCTGTGAATAAGCACCGTAGTTTATAAAAGCAGTGCTGACACCAGCACATACAGCAAATATAGGTGCTAATTTAGTAAAGTTAACACTCATGAAACGGGTTGTATAGTGTTTAATATTGTATATATTAAAATAAACGGTCAATCAATTAAATAGACTTAAGAATATAAATGAAAATAATCTATAAATGTTCAATAAAATATTATTCTATCCTATTATATGTACGCTAATATATAATAATATAATAAGTTATATAGATAATAAAAAAAAATTTAAAGAATTATTTGATTCTTTAGAAAATATAAACATAAAAATTGAGAATATTAATAAATTTATTAATAGAAAGAAAGTAATGTTTGAAATAAATAATGACGAACATAATCTTTTTATTGACGAAAATAATTATTCATCTGATGAAGGGGGTATTTCTCAAGAGATTAATTAAAACATCATCATTTCATCTTCTAAATTTACTTTTCCACCTATTCCTGAGCTAGGGTGTCTTTGAGAATTTAAGGGTTTTTTCCTTACTTCAAACTTTTTATCATTATGTATAATAAGGACTTGGGGTTGTCGGTATTTATCTTCCCCACAATCACTGTGTTTTCCAAATGCTCTAGACATCCCTACGTCAACCCTCCATAATCTATCATTATAGATTGAATTGAGGTATTTGCCATCCATAAATTGTGGTGTATGGGCGATCACCATACCTTTTATTGGTTGTAATAATTTATTCTTGCGATTAACAGAATTTAATAAATTATCAAAATTTCCTTCAGTATTTTCTGGATCATCGTCTTCTCCAAAAATTCTACACCAAAATGGAGACATATCGTCATCATCTCTAAATATTTCATCAAATATTTTGTCTTCTGTTTTATCTGTATTTTTAATCATCCATTTTGAAACAATGTTATTTATTTCAGTAATACTGTATTTATTAACTAGATCAATACTCAGTCCACCATGAACAAATAAATAACTACCAACTATCATGATAGATTTCTTTTTAGAAGCGTATAATTTTGATATATTACCACCTCTTTCAAATGCTTTGGTTCTATGGTAATAACCATTTGGATAACCGTCACTTGTTTTTTGTTTATTCCTTTCATTTACAGGAACAAATTCTAAAAACTCTTCTGGAGAAACATAACGAAAATCTTTATCTATATTCATTAATTCATGGTTTCCCAAAAGTCCCAATACTCTTCCACCCATTCTCCGTGCTTCATCATCTAACCTTAGAAGGAGTTTAATAATTGCCATATTACTACCTTCATCCTCTACAACATCATTGAAATCCTTAATACAGTTTTTTTCCCAATCATCTGGACGACATCTATCAATTTGATCTCCCAATTGAACAACCCATGTATTTCCTCCACTCCAATGTACATTATCAATATCCCTTGGATTTGATGTCTGAGGTATAACTTCTGCCAGTTTCAGAGCATCTATAGTTACTTTTAAATCTCCATGTAAATCCCCCACAGCTACTAAACGTTCAACAGATGGATACATACCAATTAAATCATACTGTGGATTTAATTTTTTAACTTCTTCTTTATGTTCACCGGTATAAGTTTGTTTTATTACATTCCTTTCATGTGTTTCAACCGCTTCTTTCTTTTCTATTCTAGTAGTTGGTTGAGACATCCTTCTTTCTCTTTGAACTTTGGGGGGACTACTGTTGTTTTTAATAATGTTTTTCTGCATGTTTCCAGAAACAGACATCCTTCTAACAGCAACAGATTTTACACCACCATCTTTCTTTTGACCATAATTCTTTAATTTTTTATGTAACCACACTTGAAGTATTTTGAGAAGATCTTTGCGTTTATATTTTTTTATATCATCAAATTCTATTAATTTATATTTCAGACATATACTTATAATTTCTTTATCAGTTAATTTATTAAAATCAATATCATTTAATTTCATAATTAATAGGATAATTATAATAATTATGATATTTATACAAGCTTATCTTCTACGTTGATTTGTTTTTCTACGATAAGTTTTTCTTCTTGTTGTCCTTATCGGTGTTGCTTTTCTTCTTCCTACAGTCCTTCTACGTGGAGTTTCTTTTCTTGCGACCCTTCTCACATTTATCCTTCTTTCTACCTTTCTACGCGGTGTCGCCTTTCTACGCGGTGTCGCCTTTCTACGCGGTGTCGCCTTTCTACGCGGTGTCGCCTTTCTACGCGGTATCGCCTTTCTACGCGGTATCGCCTTTCTACGTTCCTTAACCTCATTAGGAGTAATTTTCTTTTTTGTATCTCCCCCTGTGATGTTGTGTTTCTTAATTAATTCCATAAAAATATCATATGATTCTTTTGCTGTTAAACGTTTGTGGAGATCTGGATTTACCATAAGTTTAAATAAATCAAAAAAATCTCTTATAGTTGGATCGTTCATTAAACGTGATACTTGAAATTTAATATCATTAAATAAGATTGGAACTAAAATTCCCAAACCATAAACATCTATTTTTCTAATAACTTCCTTAATATCGTAATTAAAGTTATATAAATTATCGTATAACCTAAGTGATTCATAATTTAAGTCATATCCAAGCATATTATAAAGAGTCTCTACTATATTGTAATTTCTCCTATTAGTTATATTCATTTCTAATTCTGTTTGTAGTTCTTTTCTGTCAAAGTAAAAATAAATGTATTCTAAAGGATAATAATAATATAAACGTTTGGTACCTCCTTCTGCCATAGAACGTTCTCTAAAATGTCTTATATTATTTGCTTTTGCTGTTAAACCGAAATCAATATATTTTAAGGAATTATTATCACCAGTAATATTAATAGATTTTATATCATTATGTATGATGTTATTTTTATCCATTTCTTTTAATCCTTTGAATAACGGTATAAACATTTTCATTAATATTTTAAAATTATCATGTATACCTTTCATATTGTCTAAACCCCAAAACATATCATTAAATAAATCTCTCAATGTTCTTCCCCCATTATCCGAATTTAATAATCTTGCTTCATCATATGGGCTATCAGTTACTTCCATATTGTATAGATTACTATTATCTTTAAAACAATCATTGTATCCAACTTCATCATATTCTTTCACCATACTTGGAGTTGGAGCATCACAATATTCATCGTATATTATCGCCCATTCTTTGTATCCTTTTATCTTTTTTATTAATCCTGCTTGCTTTTTTTCATAATTAGATAAATTCTTAGAATCATGATGAAAAAGTAGTTTTGAAACACGGGAATCATGGACCTTACCATTCTTTTTACATGGTATATTTGGAGAAAAAACGCATGAACTTGAACCTGTTCCCAATAATTTACCACCTTCCATTTTTATATATACTATAGTATAATATAATATATTATAATGTATTTAGACTCTGTTAAAAATATTATTAAGAGTAATAAATATTATGAAGATCTTTATGATATAATATGGAAATTGGGAGAAAATAAAAAAATAAAGAAAAAAAACTACAATGATGTGAAGATAGGATTATTCAATACCCCCTGTGCTGGTTTTGGAGATATCATTGTATGTAAAACCTTTTATGACTATTTAAACCAATGGTATCCAGGGGCATCGGTGACAATCTGTACTACAACGCCAGCAAAATATGGTGATTTAGGTATAAAAGGGGATATCTATAAATTATATAATAAGAAAAATAATGAAGATTCTGAATGTATTGAATATGATGAACTAATTCTTAAGAGGAAAAAGAAGTTTGATATCATGATAGTAATCCCTATTATAAATAAAACATTTGATATCAAAGTTTTTAAGAAATTAATACCTTATGCGAATGTTTTTAACACATTTAGTGTTAGTGAATATAATGGAGAATATCCCCCATATACATTCCCTATTGGTGTTGGAAAAGGTAATCTAGGACTACTTTTTAATAATTTTAAGATAAAACAACAGAAAATAATTAAAAAACCATATGCAATGGTATACATACAACCATCTCCAGAATGGGGTGTCCATTCAAAGACATGTTTTGTGTCCTATTTAGAAATGATATGTAAAAAATATAATAAAAAACACATTACGTTTGATGTAGTTATGCCCGAGTGGATTATTGAAGAAATCAATGGAAATTCCAGTTTTTTTAATCGTGTGAAAAATATTATCGTAAAATATTATAGTAATTGGAATATCATGTATTCTGATGGTGAGAATACCCCTTTAATAGAAAGTGATAAAAAATCATGTTTAACATTTAGAGGAGATATATTACCTCAACCGAGAGAAATATTCATATCATTAATGAAAGATAGCGTTGAAGATATACTAGTTACAGGTGATCAAAGTCTAACGGATGTTTTTTCGTGTTGTAGAAAAAATAAAAAAGTATGGTATCAAATTGCCCCTTGGAAACAGGGGTTAGCACATAATCTTTCAAAACACCTACCTAACGATTATTTTTCAACATTTAAAACTTCATGTGGAACATTAAAATCAATTAAAGGATACATTGATTGGAAAGATTTTTTGAATGAATATGATTTCCGTATTAAAGGAAAAGAGCGTATGGATTCTATTCTAATTGGAAGATCTGTAATGGAAAGTGATATGAAACTTCAAAAAGAAATACTAAATATAATTGAAAGATCTAGATTTTTAGAAAGTGCTCAAAATAAGATTAACAAATTAAAATAAATACATAATATATATATATAATGTCGGATAATCCATTATCTATAATTGATTTGATGGAAACAAAATATGATGTAGATATAGAGGGAGATGATTCATCTGGTAAAAGGTGTTTTAATGAATTATTTGAAATTGATGGAGATAATAATATAAATATTAACAAAATTAAAAAGATGAAACATCTCTATGAATTGGGAGATTCAAATAATATGGATGAATTAATGTATGTAGAAAATAAGATTAAAAAATTTATTTTAACAGATCCTCACCATATCTCAGAATGTTTAGATTTATATAATTTTGCTCAAGAATTTTGTACAACTGGTTTAAGTAATGAATTAATACCATTACTAGGTAAAATTGTTAATTTAGAATCAGATGGAGGGGATGGTTTTGAAGAAAATATGAAAGTAGTGGAAAATAGACTTGGGAAATATGTTCCTGAGATAGTTAAAAAAATAATAGATATATCGGAAAAGTATGAGAAAAATAATTGTTCACAGTTAAGTGACAATACATTGATATTAAAAAGATTATATCCACGTATCATGAAAAAAAATGCTTCTTATGAAGAATATGAAATGCCTGAAATAGATTTTGATATTAAAGGTTTTATTGAAGGATTTCAAACAAATATGTTAACAAAGACAATATTCCTTGCTTTTCTAGCATTTATCATTGGTAAAATAATTGGGTTATTTAATGTAAGTTACAATGTATAAGTGAATCCCTTTGATTTATAATATTTTTTTAATATCTCATCTTTTTTAATATCATTATTTTTAGATAATTCCTTTACAATGAAATAATTTTTATTTATCTCCCCTATTTTATGTTCTTCTCTATTATCAATGTAGACAATACCCTCACTTTGATAAAATTTTTTAATCATTTATTACTAATTAACAGTATACTTTTAAACTATTTTCTGATTTATTGGAGTCGCTAATGGTGGATTAAATGTTTGTTCGTCAGAACCAACCATCCCTGAAAACCAATGTTTCCTTTCATCGTGACCCCTGAATTCTAAATAAAATTTTTGACCTTTTCTTCCAGGAAAAATTTCATGGTATGTATATAGCATTCCTTTCCAATTATTATGTTCTCCATAAAACTCGTGTATATAATCTGTGATTGTTTCTTTTTCACTTTCGTGTGTCCATATTTGCGCGATTATTAAATCAGGTCCACGATAATCTTTGTAATAATCCAACTCAATCATTTAGTATTTAAATATATTATATTTTTTTTAAGTATTGTTAATTAACATTTTTAAAAAGCTTAAAAATATCTTGATTAGTATTATTAAATGAAAGTATATATTTGTGAAAAGTGTGGAAAACATTATACACATAAAGGAAATTACATGAAACATTTAAAAAGAAAAACACCTTGTAATAAAAATTTGATTAATGAAAAAAAAATTATAAAAACAAAAACAGATATGTCTGAACTCCGCGATATGAAATATATTGACCTTTTTAGTGGTATTGGTGGATTCCACCAAGCACTTGATAAACTTGGTTGTGAATGTGTTTTAGCATGTGATGTTGATAAAGCGTGTCGTGAGAATTATGAAATAAATTATGGAATAGAACCACACCCCGATGTTAAGAAACTAGATGCTGAAGATTTAGAAGATATTGATATTATTTGCGGTGGATTCCCTTGTCAAGCATTTTCCAATGCTGGTAAAAAGAAAACATTTAGCGATGATCGTGGTTTACTATTTGATGAAATAATGAGAATTGCACGTGTAAAGAAACCACGTTTTATGTTTCTAGAAAATGTTAAACACATTCTAAAGGTTGGAAATGGAGAGGTTATTGAATATATTAAAAAGAAAATAGATGATTTAGGGTATTATCTACAGATATTTCAAATATCCCCACATCACTATGGTGTTCCTCAACAACGTGAAAGGGTATACTTCGTATGTGTTAGAAAAGATATTCATAATAATCAAATTATTGAACTTCCCTCAAAGGTTGATAATTTTAATTTTGAAGATTTTCTAGATAAAAAAGAATCCATTGATCCAAAATATTTTATAGACGGCGATGTTCTTCAATGTTTGAACGCATGGGAAGAGATGATTAAAATCTTCCCACCTGGTGAAAAAATCTCCCCAGTGATTATGATTAATGAGCATTACAATAACCATACGGAAGAAGATTTTAATAATTATGCTAATTGGAGAAAAGGATATATTACCGCAAACAAACCATTAATTGCTAAATATAAACCACAATGGGACAAATGGTATGAAAAACATAAAGATATTCTACAAAAAAGAGAAATTTACGGAAAACTAGAATGGCAGGCGGGACCGATTAAAGAAAACGATAGTATTTTCAATTACTTTATTCAAATTAGGCAATCTGGTATTCGGGTTAAGAGGGCGGAATATTTCCCAACACTTGTTGCTATTTCACAAATCCCTATTTATGGTAAAGAAAAAAGGTATATTACACCAAGGGAATGTGCGAGACTACAATCATTTCCAGAAGATTTTAAGATCGCCGAAAGAGATAAACATGCATACAAGCAATTTGGAAATGCCGTAAATGTTAGTAATGTTCATACAGTTATTAAATCTACATTTGATCATTATGGTTTATAAATCATCTGCTATATCACGTAGACATTGTTTAAGTTGTTCTCTAATATCAATGCCATTCCATATACCTACAGTAACACAATCTAGTATCTTTTTTATTATTTCTGGCAGATTTACAACCGGATTTTCTTGTATTTGAACGGGTTGTTCTGATTTGTAGAGTAATTCTACTAAATCTTTTGGAATTTTTGCGGTTAAATCTCCATGACCTGTAATATTAGACAATACATTTTCCCTAGTAGTCATTGCAATTCCATCTTGTTGTACCAGAATGTATATATCTGCTGTATTTTCTTCATTTAATTCCATATGACTAGAACCATTGGAGTTTTTAAATCGGAAAGTAATGTTCTTTTTAATATTCCTACCACACTGTGTTAGGAGGAGATTATGTGCTGATTTAACTTCTATTTTTACACCTGTTTCTTTACAAAGTAAATCGTATCCGGGTTGATCAACGTGTTTAAGTGAAGGTAAACATTTCTCAACTAAGAGTTCATTTACTTTCCCTTTAATTGCTTTCATATCATTTGAATTTAGTGTATTTCCAAAATTAATATACACACCTGGAATTACTGAAAAATTATTTTTAATATCTCTAAACCGTTGCATTACTAAATTCCTTTGTGGGTGAATATTCATTTTTTAATTGTTTTGTAATAAACTACTAAATATTATCAAATTTTAATTAACATTATATAAATAATCCATTTAAAAACAAAACACGTATTATATATAGTCTACAATAAACCACATGGATATTCTATCTAAGCAGAACATTGAGAAGCAAGACTTGTCTATATTCTTGCGGGATCTATCTGATGATGTAAATATAAATCTAAAACATATGATTGAAGATATGAATAAGAAAGATGAAGTAGAAAATATTAAGAAAAAGGGAAAAAATGGTAAGGGGAATCCTATGAAAAAGAAAGATATTATTATTCAAAGACAAAATGAAAAGAGAAAGGTTAAAGATATTGAAGATGATATACACCGTGTTGACTATTTTCTTAAAATTATTGATAAAAACGATCCATTTTCTCATTTAAAAAAACTGAAAACCCATGAAGGTAAAATCAAGTATAAATATGAATTGATTAAACAATTATGGGATGATGATAAGAAGAAACATATGAAATATATTATCATCCTTTTTTATGAACTCAAAGGTGAAAAAACTTTTAAAGAAGATAAAATAATTGGTCGTATTGAGAGGACACTGAATAAGTGTGATGAAAAAGATTTTATGATGGAAAAGATGGGTAATTTATTGAAACCACTAGATCATTGGAACGAACGTGAAAAAAACTTAGATGATTGGCAGGCAAAGGTTATTAACTTTGTTTCTAATAATGAAAGTGTTGTGGTAAAAGCACCTACATCTGCTGGAAAATCATGGGTTGCTATGGCGGCGGGTATTCTACATAAGAAAATCATCTATGTCTGTCCTGCTAAACCAGTCGCTTACCAGGTTGGTTCTCATTTTATAAATATGGGATACAAAGTGCATTTTTTACTTGATAATATTTCACATTATTCTTACAGTCCACAAACAAATATCTTTATTGGAACACCTACCGAAATAGAAAATTGTTTAATAAAAACAGGGACAACTTTTAATTATGCAGTTTTTGATGAAATACATAATGTAAATAGCGATGAAGATGGTGATATTTATGAGAATCTTTTGAAAGTATTAAAGTGTAACTTTCTGGCACTTTCGGCAACTATTAAAAATATAGATTTCTTAGTAAATAAGTTACGAGATATTAATCCCAAACTTAAGATTAATTACATTGAATATACACAAAGATTTATTAATCATCAGAGATGGATTTGGAAAACAGATGGTCTTAAGAAAATTCATCCACTATGCGTTTATAATGGAATTAATGATAATTGTGATGATAATAGTCTATCATTTACACCAAATGACTGTTCTGTTCTATGGAATAAACTTTATGATGTTTTTGATGAAATTGATGAAGATGGAGAACTATTAGATAGTATTTCTCCAGATGAATTCTTCAGGGGTAAAGGTATGCTTTCATTGGATGATTGTAGGATTTATGAAAAAAATCTTAAAAATAAGATGATAGAACTATCAAATGAATATCCGAATGAGATCCAAGAAGTTTTTAATTCTTTTAGTGATAATCCAGAAAGTACAAAAAATAAGGATTTTATTTCCTTCATAAGAGAAACAAAGGAAAGAAAAATGTTTCCAATGATTATGTTCCATACAAATGAAAGAGAATGTTTGAATATATTCAACAATATTTATGATTATCTGAATACAAAAGAAAGCGAAGAATATCCTTATCACTACGACATACTTGAAAAAAAGGAGGAAGTATATAGGAGTATGTTGGATGACCGTGAAACTTATAGAGATAATTTAAAAGTAACATCTACAAATGCCCAATATGAGATAAAAGAAAAGATGGATAATTTTGATAAGAAACAACGGAGGGAATTTACTACAAAGATAATTGGTTATTATGAATCAAAATTACATGATATCCGGAAAAATGAAGGAATAGATACACAAATTAAGGGGATTCAAGAAAAGAATTTAATAAAAGAGATGAATAAGTTTATAGTAAATCCTTATTTCGGAGCACATGATGTATTTGCTAAACATAGTGATTTTATTTTTACAACATCCAAAGAACCTATGTCAGGAGAAACAATTAAATATGTGAGGAGGGAAATTAAAAAGACACTTGGAATAAAGATACCATATGAAAGTCCTTTATTTCAAATGTTAAAGCGTGGCATAGGTGTTTATCTAGAGAGTATGCCAGATGAATATAATTGGCAACTTCAAAGACTATTATCTAAAAAAGAAATCGGTATCGTTATTTCTGATAAGACTTTGTGTTTGGGTATTGACCTTCCTGTAAAAACATCATGTTTTCTTGAAACAAACGGTAATACATTTACACAGGACGAATATTTACAGATGTCAGGGCGTGCCGGTCGTAGGGGTAAGGATACTCAGGGGAATATCATATTCTTCGGAGATGTGGACTATATGAAACTAATGAAGTCAGGACATCCAAATATTATTGGAAGTACTAAATCAATAAATGATAATTACAGGGCACTCCCTAACAAATTCGGAAGTTCATTTGTATTCAGCAATATGATTAATCCCGATAGACAATATGAAAAAATTAACAATGCCAGTATGGATGAAGAAGGTCGTAAACTTTTATGGTCCCTTCGTTCATATAAGAACGCATGTTATTTTGGAATGAATTTATATAATATTGAAAAAGAGTTATATACTCTCACAGAATGTAGACGGGAAGAACATTTTCTGAAAAAAGTTTCTGCCTTAATAGGGGATACCTCGTATGATGTAACAATTGTAAGATATAAGCAGAAAAAGATAGAAGATTACGAACTATCAAAAAAAATCAAAGAATATTGTGATATTTTGATGAAGATCCACAATAATATTAGGAGAGACAAATATATGATTATTATTACTTTATGTAAAGTCATTTTTAATAATATGAATAAGATGATGTATAATTATATTATTTAGACCCACAGTTTTTACAAAGACAAGTTTCCTTATTATAAATTTCTGATACACAACCATTACAATATCGTGCACGATGTTTGGGTTTTCCATAATTATCTTTAATAAGGCAATCCGCACCTATACACTCACCAGCGACCCCACAATGGAAAAACTCATCACAAATATTACAATGTATTTTAAGTTCATTTGAAGATAGACTAAATACTTCGCGACAATTGCCACAATACATTGATTCCCTTAAGAATTCTTTCATGAAAGAAGAATCAACTTTTTTTCCCTTTAATGTTGGTCCTTCAGGAACAACCTCACTCTTTTTATACCGCTTGACTTTCCTTTTTCCTCTTTTATTGCCAGCACATGAACACATCATTGTGAATGTTTTTATATTAAATTTAAAAAAAATATCAAATTTAACCAATTGGCATGAAAAAAAAATGTATGATATAGTATAAATGACTGTAGGGACAAGAGCACAGGTTTGGCATGGAACTGCCGATAGAACCGCAGGAGGACTAACTAAAAAGGACCTTTTCATGAAGAATGGACGTATTCGGTCTAAACGTGCGTCACGTTCAGCAAAGAAGAATCAGAATTTAAAGAAAGCGGGATGGACCTTTAAGAAGGGTGAATTTGGTGCTATTCGCCTTGAAGACAAGGGGGTCGCTAAGAAGAAAGCGACTCCCCGTAGAGGGAAAGGATCAAAGAAAAGGTCCAAGCGCAAAAGTAGCAAACGTAAATAAATACTTAAAAAGTAAAGTTTAATAATATTAAGTGATATGGAAACTGTTAAATTTAAAGTCATTAAGGACGATATTATTAAAGAAATTAATATAGAAGTGAAAACTACAATTGAAGATCTAAAAAATATGATAAAAGATGAGTATAATATTTTATCTTATATAGACATTGATTTTCAGATAGAAAAACCTATGAGAGTTCTTGGGAAATTTAATGTTGAACCTGGTATTCTTGCTAGAACATTTGATAGATATGAATTAAATAAATTTGGGATAAAGGATGAAATTAATCTAACATTTCATGAGGTTAAAGATTATAAACCTTACCGAAATAATAATCGGAAACTTGATCTAAAGAAATATAGTACAATGGAAAATTTACAAACACCTGGTAATGTAGATAGTTTTAATATTAATTCGGAAGACGATTTTCCTAAATTGGGTTAATATGTGGTACTTGTTTGTTGAATAAAATCGTATAACCTTTTTTCTTTAATTTGAATAGTGTTTACAATATTTTCTATATATGTAATACGTTCTTCTTTATTCTCATTTTTTTCAATTATTTGAAATAGACTGAATAATAGTTCTATTTCTTCTTTTTTCCAGAAGTCTTTTAATGTATCCAATAAGGGAGATTCGGGATACATTACTTCTTTAGTATTTTCTTCATTATCAATACCTCTTTCTATATCTTTTTTATCCATCGCATCTGTTAAAGTCTTACAATATAATTCCAATGCCTGTGATATTGTTGAATCTTTATCATAAGCATTAATTAATTTTTTAATTCCTTCGTTACACATTTTATAGAAATATTCATATTTAATATCTTCGTTGGGAGGATACCATTCAATACATTTTAATATCGGGTTATATATATTATGTAAATCCTCTCTACCATCTCCATTAATATTTCTAAGGAGACCTTGAAACTGCGATGGTTCATAAAAATCAATAGAATTATTCCCAATTGCTATTTTAGTTCCTTCACTTTTATAATTTAAAAGGATTAATTTAACAACACATGAAATGGGTTCTAAAATTATATTTTTAGATTTATTTTCTACGAATAAAGCACTGTAAAACATATTATAGTATTTTACATAATTTATATCGGCGTTCATTTAAATAATATCTATTTAATAAATTTGAAAATAATATAAACATTAATATATAATATAATAAAAATGTTGATCCCTCCAAGATGTTTCACATGCGGTAACCCAATTGGCGATAAATGGACATGTTTTGTAGATACTATTACTGAAAGAAAAAATGATTCAAAAGAAAATAAAACAACTCAATTAGATATTGATTACATTGACATTAAAGATGATGGTTCTATTAAGAAATCTATTGAAGGAGAAGTCCTTGATGAATTAGAACTCCATAAATATTGTTGTAGGAGAATGTTTTTAGGAAATGTTCAATTAATAAATTATATTTAAAATATATAAATTATATATATGACCGATAATATAGAAGAAAGGTTAAATGATGAAGGTTTTGCTATGAACCGGGGTTTTGATTCTGATGAAGGTTATAGAATAATACGTCGGTTAGGAATACCCCCTTCAATGGATGCAAATGGGATGGGTGTTGGTGAATATAATGACAGTAATTTTTATTCAAAGATGATGGAAAATGCTAAAGTCGTTGATGAAATAAATGAAATAAATGAAATAAATGAAGAAGATAAACCTGAGAAATATGAATTAAATAATGGGGACGAAAGTATGATAGGTTATATTTCCAATGAATTATATTTCCCCATACAAAAAGATAAAAAAGAAATAAAAATAAATAAAGAAGTAAATAATGAAGGTGTTATGGAGATGAAAATCGGAGAGTTATTTGAGAATACTTCAACAGTTCTAAATAATTTTGATGATGAATTTTTAAGAGCATTACATAAGGTTGATATGGAGTTTGGTTATTCAAACACAGAGAGTGGGATGGTTAAAAATATTAAAAGGTATTTTATGGCGTTCATGGTATACCTACAAGAGGGAAATAACATACTATATATTGGTATTATGCTATTTATTATCTCAATAATTTTATATTTTATTAATATAATTAGAATAAAGAATGATTAATTTACCTAGAATAAACATTACTAGTAATAAAATATTATTAATAATACTCTTCTTGAGTATTATTTTTTATACACTTATATATTTAGACATAAATAAGATAGCGGTTATGATATTCATACTACTATTTTTTGTTTTTTATAATCAAGTCATAAAGAATACAAAATCCTTCTTTTTTAAAAAGAGAGAAAGAGATGAAAACTATAACAACAAAATTGAAGAATTATTATATGAATTAAATGATTTTGAAAAGTTATCTCCATATAAGTATTATGAAGGTTACGATATATGGAAAAAATTTATAAAAACCATAACTAAATTAGAATCTGAAAATCTATATAATTATAATCAGTATTTTGAAAATGCAAACACATATCTTAAAGATTCGTGTAATATATTTATGGGTATTATGGTTGGATCAAAAGAAAGGAAATATATAGACGGTATGGAGTATGGTGATTTTGAGAGTAGTAAAGACCTTAAAAAGGGAAGTAGTATAGTCAAAGAGTTATATAAAGAGGGACATAGTCTCCTTTATAATATTTCTCTGAGATTAAATAAAAAATGGGAGGATAACCCAAACATACATAATAAAGAAATTATATTTAATTCTCCAGAACCATACGATTATAAGAATAAAACTAAGAATAAGTATGATTACTTTTAAGTTTGATTTTTTTATTAATAATGAACTCTATTATAATGACATCTGTATTAAATATAGAACCTAATAATTTGATAGCAAGGGGTCCATTAAAAGGGGATGTAAGATACAATTTTTTAAAATTTTTAAAAGTTGATTATGATATTAAAGATATAAATTACTATGACCTTCTAAATTCACTAGATACATTTAAATTAAAAAATCTATATAGATTTTTATATCTTCGTACACATAAAATCAATAAAGAAACAAATGGAACAATCGTCAATTTAAAAAAGAAAGATGGGAAAATATCTGGTGAAGAATTAAATGAATATTTGAATAATTATATTAATCCGAGTGAAACAGGATTCATCTTAATTAATGCTATAATAATAATGAACGGTATTCAATTATATTTTTTTCCGAATATTAATTTATCATAAGATTCATTGAATTTGTAATACTCTTTTTTTCAGAAGGGAGTGGTTTTTTTCTATATAGCTTTAGATTTGATTTATTACTTCCACTATTTATTTCGTGTGTATCTATAGAGTGTTTAATAGGTAGTATTGGTGGTATTTTAATATCATGAATATTCTTATCAGAAAATCCGTTTCTATATTCCTCTATTTCCATATTACCACCAAAATTTTTTAGTAGTAATTTATTTGGTGCTAAAGAAATTACTTTATCAGTTGTTTTATGCATTATATTATTATACAAATTCACAAGAGAAATTACTTCATGGTAATTATCAAAATATTCAAGGGCATACCTGGCAGCACATTCTAAAGAACAAAAATCACCATATGTGTAAAAGATACCAGAAATATATTTTAATGGTATCCCATACACTATTTCTTGAAAAGGATAACAACAATTCCAACAAATAGTTCCGCAATTATTATTTTCATTGACGCAGAAATTTTCATCATTAAAAGGTAAGACTGCATTATTTTCTTCATTAACATGGTTTAATTTAATAACCATATTATTTGCTAAAGGATTAGTATTTTCTACTTGTTCTATAACTTTTTTTGGTTTTCTTCCTCTTTTTTTCTTAGGTTTTTCTTTTTCCATGATATATAATTTAATTTTTTCTAATATATCTTTAATATATTTTTTGTGTATATTTTTCTATGATATCATTCTTTTTAACAAATTTATAAACAACCATCCAGAAAACCATTAAAGAAAGAACTAAAAATAGTGTTACCTGTACAAATTCCATTGTAAAGAAAGATGCTTTTGAATTATTCACAGAAATCAATAATTGAGTTACTGTTTGCATTGTTAGTAACCTTAAAATATCAAATATCATTGATTTTATTTCGTCATCAATATTATAAAGAAGGAAATCCATTTATATAATAGGAAATAAAATTTTTTTAAGTTTATTTTATAAGTTTATTTTATTTAAAACATTAAAATAATAATGCAAATGAAATTAGAAACTAATCTTCCAGTGATTTTCTTAACCCTTTTAGTTATATCTATTGTAGTCCTTGGGTATTTGGAACTTAAAAAACTAAATCAAAGGATAAAACAATTGGAATTTTTGAATAAAGAAAAAAAAACTGAAAATAAGTCTCAAAAAGTTGAAAAAGTAGAGAGTATGAATAATGTAGTCAATGATATAGTTTCACATGAAGGACAAACTACAAATGAGGTTGTCCCTGAAAATACAAGTCGTATTGAAGAGTGGCAAATTAATAATGAAAAAGAAAATATTATTAATACACTTAATAGAAAAGAAGAATATATAGAAGAAATTAATAATGATGAAGAGCAACCGGTTACCTTTTTTCATGAAGGAGGTGCTGTCTATGTTCAACCACCAAACATGTATAAGACTATGATTAATGAAAATGAATTTACTGATGATATTATTGAAAAGATTAGAAATGATGAAGAAATTAATTTTGAAAATACCAATGAAGAAGAAATGTTTAATAAGTTAAATGAAAATAGCGAAGATGAAATAGATAGTGAAGGTGACGGTGACGGTGACGGTGACGGTGAAGGTGACGGTGAAGGTGACGGTGAAGGTGAAGGTGACGGTGACGATGAAATTATAAATCAAGATGAAGATTTAAGCAATTCTGAAAAAAATAGTGAAAGTGATGAAGAAATAAATCTTAAAGAAATAAATGAAGAAGATGATTTTTCAAAAAGTAAGATCACTGTTGATGAATCATATTCTGTGAACGATTTAAAAGTAATATGTAAAAATTTAGGTCTTCAATTATCTGGAAATAAATCAACACTAATAAAACGTATTATGGAATATCAATAAAATAAAATATATTATTAATATATAAATGGACGCTATGGATAATGTGAGGGACTTTCCTGCTAGAATGTCGGATGGGAGATTTATTACCAATTATAATTCAAGTTGTGTAAGTAATTTATTATTATCAAAGGATATGAACAGTTACACTTACAGACAAATGTTAATTTCTAATGCTGAAAAAATAATGCAAGAACAAATTTCTCAAAATGAAAAAAATTTTTCATGTAATAGTTGTCCTAAAATGATAATACCAAAAACAAAATATGAACAGGATTGTTCGGGAGATACTTGTACCATAAAACGTGTTTCAGATGGAGGTATTGGCGTAGATAATCTTTAGATTATTGCTTCCACCGGTTACTACATGATAGACATGTTATAAATTGTGTCATAGGTTCATCTGCTGAACGTGTCTGGACCTCATAATAAGATGTTTCACGACTACCACATTTTCTACACTTAAATAGATTTGTCATTGCTTCTGGTTTTAATTCGTATTTTATCTTATCCCTTTTTGATTTAATATTTAGTAAACTTTTCCAATTATCAGGAAAAGTGTCATAAACACTTAAAAACCCCACCTTTTCTGCTTGAATTTTACCATTTCTTATATTTTCAATTAATTGACCATTTTTGATATAACCTTCTTTATCAAGATTTGAATAAACAGATAAAATTTTTGATTTATAAAGGTTAATAAACATCGTATTTTCCCATGATCTTTGGATATTCTTCTCCTTCGCCACACCGATTACATAGTTATAAATGCCCTTTTCAATTTTTCTTGATACTATACTATCATCCATCACATTATTTATATACTTAACCATTAAATTCCGTTTAGAATCATCAATGTTAGAAAATTGTTTCACCATCTTTTTTTTACCTAATTACTTTAATATATAAATCAAATTTTAAATATTTTTATTCACTATCTTCTCCTTCACAATCTTCATTATAATCACTATCATCATCTGTATAGTCATTTTCGTCAAGGTCTAATTCTTCTACTGAATTTTCATAATCACTATCATCATCTGAATTTTCATCTATGTCGTCATCATTAATAAATTTTTTATCTTCTTCATTATATTCTTCTTCTTCCGATAATTCATCATCACTTGTATTACAATCATCAAAACCTTCAAATAAAACTTCATAATAATTTGCATAACCAGATACGTCAATATCTTTTACATTTCCATTAGATGAAAGTAAAATAAATATATCCCCATAAAGTAGTTTATTATCAGAATTATCATCGTCATCAATAAAATCACTTACACCAGACGGAGGTAGGTCGTGTTTATTTTCAAAACCAACTTGTCCTTCACACCATCCATAACATGTCATTTCATAATTGCCGTTATTAACCTTCCACCTATATAATTCTTTTATATCTCCATCACCCTTTGATATACTATTCTTATTAAGACTTTTATAAACATTTTTTTTATTTTTTATATCAATTGTAATATCGTTCATTGTTCCATCACAATTAATTCTAATTATTTTCATTTCGTATTATTTAATAAAATATTAAATAATCCTTAAATATATAATCATAAAAAAAATATATTTTATAAAATATATGGAGTATGAGTTTAAGAAAAAAAATGATTATAATAAAAGATTAATAGAATCTACAAATATAAAACAAAAATACACAGATAGAATACCAATTATTGTTGAAAGGTATTATAAAAACACTACATTGCCAAATATAGATAAATGTAAATATCTCGTCCCTCGTGATATGAATCTTGGTCAGTTTATTTACATCATACGTAAAAGGATAAAAATAGATGCACATCAAGCATTATTTGTTACGGTAGATGGTGTATTGGGTAGTTCATCAACAACAATATCCGAATTATATGATAATCATAAAGATGAAGATGGATTCTTGTATGTTGTTTATACGAGTGAAAATACATTCGGTTAACTACTTATAAGTAATACGTAAATAGTTATTATAATATTATGTTTTCTTTCATAAAATATTCAAACTCAAAAGGTAAGGATATATTTGATATACGGTTTCCATTATCAGAAAAAGATAATGTATTAAAAGAGAAAGACCTACAATTTAAATACAGGGAGAAAGTTTATTTTTTAAATAATGTTGTTATAAAGGTTAACCCTAACGGAAATTTTTTTAATTATGAAAATGATATAAGTATAAAAATAGACGATAATTTTATTGTTCGGGAATATGAAACATCATCTTGTTCTAAATTTAATTTTTATGAATCAGATTTAGAAGAAGAGTATAACTTATATGAAAATGAAGATTCAAGTATAAAATTAAAAGAATTTGATGAATATTATACATTAGAAATAATTTCTTCCAATGGTTTAAAAATATAAATATAAATATAAATATAAATGAAAATTAAATTATACTTTCTATCTGTTTTAAATTTATTATCACATGTAATTAATGGGGATGTAAACTGTGAAAACTGTTTACAACGACAATATAAAGGTGAAAATATTGACTGTAGTATTCAATGTCATGGAAATGTTCCAATTATAGAAGATGAATGTCCTATACAACAACCATCGTGTAATCATTACAATTACATATGTCCAAAATTAACAGAGATTAGCACTTGTAATAAGGGTGGTATTGATGGTTTCACTACGTTCCGATTATCAGTCATTGTGAAACCAAATGTAGATGTTAAGAATATATATGCGATTTATGGAGATACGAATACTATAATGCATATACCCGAATCATACCAAAGTTCTATAGATTATGGAAGTAATATAGGTGGTGTTAATCCTTTTTTTATAAACACATTTCCCGATACAGTATATGATTCTTGGTTAACAATTGGATTGAGTGATGGTGACCTTGATAATAAAATATCTTCAATCGGGATTGATTTTAATGATTGGACAGAAACAAATGGTTTAGAGACATCGAATGGGGCTGTTTTTGTTATGGATCCTGAAGAAGTAATTGTCACTGATAATGAATATTTGTTAGCTCAATTAACAGTAAGGGAAAATAGTAATCCAAGTATGGTAATAAATGTTCAAGGTAAAAAACATATTCAAGGGGATGGTGCTTGGAGTGAAAGTAATATAAGGTTTGATTTAATATCACCTCAAAGTGTAAATCAGATATCAAATAATTGTGTTATCTGGTATGATGGTTGTAATACATGTATTGTAAATAATGGTAACATTGGGAAATGTACTGAAATGTTTTGTATTACACAAGACAATGTTAGATGTTTAAGATATTCTAATGATGGTCATTAATAACTATTGCTTTTAATAATTAATTTATTATTATAATATATAGATGAACAAAATATATTTGTACATACTTTTACTTATTATTATTATTTATTTATTCCGTAAATATTATAACAATGATGAAAGTGTTATATTAAAAGATCATATGGAAGGGAAAGAAGAAGAAATTAATTGTGAAGGAAAACCTGTAAATTCAGACTATAAAAAAGCATGGACTGATGAAAATGTTTCTAAAAATACAAAATACTATACTGCAGATATAAAAGATGAAAAAACAGATGTTGGTAAATTTTTTAATAAAAATAAAGAATTTGTTGATATAACATCTCATAAATCAAAAGATATAATTCCAGAAAAATGTTTTTTAGAAAATGGTGTATTAAATTGTCAGTTTAACGATAAACTTCAGAATATACCGCCGAGACTTATTGAAAATCCTGAAGTGAATCCAGTTCTATTAAGTATTGGGGATGATAAGAATATAAATACAAATAAGGTTTCTGCGAATACATACTCATTTAATGGGAATACATACAATGTTTGGGATTATGGAGATGATAAAGATAATATCTCTGAACCAGGACCTTTATATATTAATGATATGAAAAAGAATTATGCTCTATAAATACAGTTTTCATTAATTGGTAATTCATATTTTTGACACCATTCTTTAGCATTTTTAATTTGTTCTCTTGTTGGTTTAATATCATAACTATCCTCAACATTTGATATTATTTCTCTAATTGTAATTATTTGCGTATTTACAAATTGATCATTATATTCCAATAGTTCTTTTATAAATGTATCTGGGACATCTATGAACATATCCTTATCGTAGTTTTTAGACATTATTTCAATTATGTCTCTATTACAACCATTAAAACCTTGACAAACTATGTATTTTTCAGAATTAGATAAACGACTTGTTGTAGGTTTATATATATTTATTTTACTATAACATATAAAAAGTATATATATCAGTTGTATAGTTTTATAATTAAATATATCAAAGAATTTTATTAAGAATGATCCACCCTGTTTCTGTATATTTATTGCGATATATATCTCGCAGAAAAGGAGTTTATATGAATCAGATTCTTGAGAATTATAATCACTAGAATAATCAAATCCTCCATCTGCTGTAACAAGATTACATAATTGACCACCAAATGAAGTTATAAATTCTTGTGTATTATCTATTTTATAAATATCACCAGTATTATCATTTCCATAACATAATATATTATTCTCATTGTTTATAATATTTTGATTCCAGAATGGTATATTTTTATCTGTTTTTGAAATTAATGTAATTCCATGGACTGTAATATTTGTAGTATCATTTATACAATGAATAAAACCACCTGGTCCCTCTGCGATACAACCCGCAACTCCTTCATTATCTAATTTTATAATATCCTTTATAATTTCATATATCTTAAAATATGAACGACTAACAGGCAATATACTACATACATTTCTATTTTTCCTTGATGATGTATATATATATTCATACTTATTAACTTTTTTTTTTGCTTTTTCCCATTTTTTAGATGGTATCTTATCAATTTCACATTTTACATTCATTAATTCATCTTTTTTATCATATTTTATTTCTTCAAAATCTTTCTTTAGGTTGAATGATCTCTTGTGCCCACTATTTATAACATAGTTTTTCATACATTAGAAAGTTATCTTTATTTTAAGTAGTTATTATTCGCGTTTTTGAAATACAAAGTAGTTATTGAAAGAACTTAGAGTTTCAATGGGATTCTTTGAATAAGTGTTATACATATCCTTTGCTGGTGAATATTTTCCATTAAAATCATTATCTGTTTTCTCTATTTCAGGAATCTTATTAATAATATTTTTGAATTCACCGATATTTTTATTATCAAAATTATCTTTCTTAAATATAGATGAATATTTTCTATTTACAGATGGAGGTACAACTGGTTTAAACCCATTATCATTCATAACCTTTACAAAGAAATCAAAATTCACAAGATATTCGGGAATTGTTTGACCAATTGAATCCATATATACATCTATAACCTGACCAAACATGTTTTCTTCTTCTCCTTCTTTATATTCAAAATTATCAATACCGAATTTCTTTTCTATGTTATATACGATATTCCCTCTTTCATCTTTAAACATAATCTTTTCACGAAGTTCTTTCATATCTGGAACATTCATTTTTATTTCACTTTCTTCGGTAATTTCTTCTTCGGATTCATCTTCAGATTCATCAGATGTTTCTTCCGATAAATCGGGATATAGACCATCCAGATACTTGAAATAGTCAAATATTTTTTTACCATCATAACAAGTTCCTATAAAATAACCACCTTTTTTGATATTTTCTTTTAAGTTTCTAATAAATCCATCAAATGTCTTTCTAGATTGGAAATAATAATGCATTGAGAATTGAGAACTTACTACGTCAAATCCACCTTCTCCAATTCCAAAATATTTTTGACGTATTTCCATATATTTTTTAGGTATGGGTGTTTCTTTTCCATATACAATATTTGTCATTATTTCGCAATGTTCTTTATCTTCTTTTGTTGATTCATCAACATCGCAGTATTCCAGATTTTTGATGTTTTTACTGGTATTGCCTCTTACAATTACAGGTTTACATTCTTTATTATTAATACTGTAAAAACGCTTACATGCTTCATCAATATTTGACGATATATCAATAGCAAACAAGAATGATACATTATGTGTTTCCAAATATTTCTGAATATCACCTCCTCGTCCAATTGAAAGATCCATTACTTTTATTTTTCCCCTTATAGATGAACATATTCCAGAAATTAATCGTGATTTAACATAATTATGAAATCTACGCAATGGTAGTGAATGAACTAATAGATCATCACTACGTTCTATATAATATAATCCACTGTTTATTACTGAAGAATCCCCTTTAATAATTTCACTTCCAGTTATCATTTCTTCGGTAATAGGATCTTTTATTGTTTTCCAAATATTATTTGCTGGTAGAAAGTATTGGGGTTTAAGTTTATCTTTCCTTACCCGAATAGGTTCCCAATACATTCTATTTTTGGCATTTGGATTAAATCTCATTTCAACAAGATCACCATCCTTTATTTCACTCTTTTCAAAATTATCACATAACATTTTACCATTAACTAGTGGAATATTTACCTCATTATATTTTTCATCTTCTTCAGAATTATAATTAAATTTTTGAATAGTATCGGTTGATCGCTCATAATTATCCATAATTTTCATACAGTAATTAATATTCTTATCGTCAATTTCTTTGTATCCAACATATAGTTCCACTGTTTTATATTCTTCTAATGAACGTTTACCAGAATCATTAATTACATAATTTTGAATTATTTCTTTTATTTGACCTTTTTCTATATCTTTCTTAATTTTAACCTGAAAATCAATAGTATTTTCCTTTGATTCCTTCCATTTATAGTTATAATCCCAAGTTCCATTTATTTTGATAGAATTAACATTTTCAACAGATCCCCTTACAGATAATCTAGTTGGTAGGTAAATAAGACCATCAATTCTATATGGATAATGTCCTTCTTTGTCTTTCTTAAGGATATTTCTTGATGATTTGAAAATCTGTATATATTTATCTTTTCCTATATTTTTAGCGTTTATTTTTTCTTCTACTGATTCACTTTGATAACCAAATTCATACGTTTTCAAACGTATATCCATGGGAGTTTCAATCTTTTTAAGAGGAACACCTTCTGGAGAATATCCTTCCCATTCCATTCTAGGACCTTTTTTGGAAATATCAACATTACTCATAAACCATTCTAAAATATATTTTCTAAAACGATTATCATCAGGGTCTCTGTTAATGAAGGGAAGTGTATGTGCTTCTTTAGGAATACCTATCCCCTTGATATCACACCAATAAACATCAAAGATCATATATAATTTCATGGGTTCATTAAATTTATCTTTTGTAATATATTCTCCATCAAATAACCATTTCCCTTCAATATTTCTGAAAGAACATCCTGTATCAATTACTTCTTTCTTTGAGTTTATAAGATATCCAGCACCGTCCATTATAAACAATTCATATCTTTCTCCGTCTGCTTTTTCTGTAACTGCAAAATCAATCAGTATTGAACCAGGATTATTAATATCTAAACCACCTTTATTAAGAGTAATTGGTTGAGGACCCATAAATGTAAAATATTTCGCCTTTTGTTTTGTCAATTTACGGTATTCATATATAATATCCTCCTTTAATTTATAAGGAATTAGTTCAGTTGTGTCGTATATAATTAGAGATAAATGATTAACAGTGTCATCTAATGTTTTTAATATAGCGTATAATAAGTCCATTTCTGATTTTTTACCTCCACCACTTTGATCATCACCATCTACATCAAAATCGGGAGGATCATATCTAGGTGAATCAGGACCATATGTTGGTGTTTCTTCGGAAGATGGTTGTGGAGAACCAGGAGCATATGTTGGTCCGTCTGGATCAGTGCCGAGAGAACCCGGATCAACTTTTTCAGAATAATCTAAATTACCCTTTTCATCTTTAATATTATATAGAAATGGTCTCTCACCCAATTCCATAATTTTATCATCTGTAATTGAAAAGTATCCCCCTATTAAATATTCTAATGGAACATAAAGTTCGCTAGTATTCCCTATCGGAGGATATATTGATACTTTTGCTTCTGCTTTAATAAATTCATTTGTTTTTTCATTGATTTCTTCACTGATATCACTTATAACAGCATGGAATATATTCCTTTTTGAATATTCCATAAGGGTATTAAATACTTTCATATCAATACCATTCTCGGTAAAATATTTACGCTTTATCATTGTAGATTTACCTATTAGTTTTCTATATTCATCATATGAATATTTTTTAGAAGATTCGGAAAACTTTACAAATAATGTTGGGTTCTCATCACCATCATACCTTGGACTATCACCATATTCATAGGATGAATCATTAATAAAATAATCCTCTTGTTCAAATAGTTCTGTATTGATTCCTAAATTAAGTGGGTCATAAATATTACTCTTACGAATATTTGAATAATATGTACCTTTATCTTCAATATAATTTTTATATAATTGATCAATCGCCGAAACACTATCTATTTCACCCTTTTTCCACCCCACATATTCTATTTCTACTTCATAAGTTTCTTCATTATTTAGAATATTCGCTTTTTTGAAAGATTTTTGAAAATCATATTTTCCTTTAAAATATTTTGTTGATTTAAGAATAGTCAAATCAATACGAAACAACTTATTATCTGTTATAAAACTAAACCGTTTTTTATAACGGTAATGTTTACCTTTATTTTCATAATCTTCATTAAAAGATCTAACGAAGTAATGATTACTACTTAGAATATTCTCTGTCTTTACTTTGAGTCTTACATTATAATCTTCATCTTTTATTCCGGGTTTATCTTTTATGAACTTTTTTTGCATGTACTCAACATTAGTAATATCTTTTAGTGTCCCCTCTTTACAGTATTTCTTAATATCGTCTATACCATGAATAGATGCCCGGACATTACCGGGTTTTCCACGATATTCAGTTGTAATATCTAAATCAACTACTTCCGATATTTTTTCATATGTTGTTTTACATTCTTCAAGAGTTCGTATGAAAACACCTTTATTTATTGGATTCTTATAGGGTGTTGAACCAAATATAAGTTCTAATTCATTCTCATTATTAACAAGTGGTAGTTTTAGATATTCTAAAACTTCTGTTGTATTTTCATTAAACAATTTCATTATTATAATAGTGAGTATTTTTTTTTTTAAATAAACATTTATTCAAATTTTAAAAAAAATAAAATAAAATTAAAAGGGATGGATAAAATAATTTAATTATTCTTATGATGACTTGAAGCAGTGAAGTGATAATTGATCATATAATTCTTTTTTAAGTTTCTTTTTACCATTGGTAGATGTTTCTAGATTAAGTTTTACACACATATCTTCTAAACCTTTTACCTTATACTTAGATATTGGTAACATGGTTGATTTGAAAATCACTAAACTTGTATCTTGTTTAATTATATCACATAGTTCGCTAATTTGATAGAATTTAGTATCTTGATTTATTTTTACATCTTCAAGATGGTGCCATGTATTATTCTTATATTCACAGAAAAGCATAGGGTAATCCATATAACTCGTTTTATAGAATTTATTAGTCATGCTATTGAATACAGTCGTATTCACTTTATAAAGTTCATTCATGTATAGAATTGATGAAAGGTAATTTTTATTTTGTAGTCCTGTCTGAATTAATTTCGGACTAAAATTCTTGGCATACTTTTCATTTTTAGTAACATTATCTGCAATTTCAAGTTTCTTATTAACTATAAAGTTTTCCCTTTGTTGTTTTTGTATAGTTTCATATTCTTGTTCATTTTGTGAAATAATTATTTCACAAATATCCTTAACACCTTCTTTTTCTATCGTAATGTTTTCCCCTTCAGTATATTTTGTTATTTTTATCTTTTTTGTATATTCATTATTGATATGTTTGTAATCTCTAATCAGGTCCATATTATAATTATTATATATGATGATATTTTAAATAATAATCAAATTTTATATTTTTTAGATAAATTAATAATATTTCTTTCCTCTTCTGTAAAGTTTTCCATTTTTATAATATCATATACTTTCTCCGCATTTTTATTATTATTACCTACTTTTAATAATTCTTCTATCTCTTCTTCAATAATTTTTTTTTCAATAATATTGATATTAAAATCATCATCTTCTATTTCATTTTTAATTTTATAATATAGTTTATCGATAACATCAACGCAAATTGTGTTAAGGTTTATAAAGACGCCATTTGAATTATTTGTATGTGGGCAATTATGAAACTCTACAATATCTAAGTAATGCTTATGATTATTTATCTTTATAATATTTTCACATATATATTTTTTTTTTATATCATAATCAATATCATCTTCAATATTCATAAAAAATTTATATTAATATATATATGATATAAATATTATATATATAACTCACTTTATTCATAGAGTTTTGCGATAATCTGTATTTTTTCAGACCGGTATTTAATTCTAGAACCAACAACTATAACATTTAGTTGTTGTCCAACATTAATATCATCAACGTTATAGATACTTGAATCAAAATAATCTTTTGGGATCATTATTACTATAGGACTTTCTTCAGATGAATCTCCTTCTGATAACTTTATATAAGATACTACACCCATCTTATTAATATTAGAAACATATGATTCTATTACATCACCTTCGCTAGGTGATATAATATTAGCCTTGTACCTAATAGAATACGAAACTGAACTAACATTATCATTGACAACTATCTTACCCATACTCCTATTAATAATCTTAACAGAATCTTTCACGATGTAACCATCTTCATAACATAAACCCTCTAATTGTTCTTTTAAATTCTCCTTAATTACATTATCTATATTTTTATTAACCTGACTAGCATTTACAAATAGATTTGTAGTGAGTAATTGTTCGCTAATGTATGTTGGTTTCATTTAATATTATATATATAATGTTTTTTTTAAATAATTCAAATTTTAAAGAGATTTCGCAAACTTAAATAAAAATGTATCGTAACCAAAGAATTTTTGTTTACTACGCGAAGACAATTCATACATTTTTGTAATAAAATCCTTTGTTATTATTTTCTGTTTCCCAATACCACGTAATTCTTTATATAAATATTTTACACGACCATGAATATCATTTTCTTGTTTTAATATGTTGATCTCTTTTTCAATTTTTTTCCATTTTGCTGATGTTACATTCGTTTTTATTGTATCTTCCATACGTTTAATATACCTTTCATGATTTTTGCTGAAATTATTCATAAATTCTTGTAATAATGAAAGCATTGGGAAACCTTTATCACCAATAACTTTTCCAGGTTCATTATCATATATCTTATATTTTTCATCAACAATTTTAAAAACGTGTTTCTTTTTATCTTCTTTAAATGAATATCCCCAGACTTTTCCAGTTTTAAATAAATTTTTTAATTTCTTATTTCTAAGTATGTTATTTTTTAACATACCTATACCTACTTCATCTAGATTTTTCCAATTTCCATCATATTCATAGTAATCATAGTTGTTAAAAATATCTTGTAATTTATTGTATTTTTCAGGATTACATATAAAGAACCCTACCACTTTTCCTCTTTTTTCAAATCCATAATATTGATCATCATCCAAATATATTAAATTATTTTTGAAAAAATTAAAAATCTCTTTATCATAATCATCTTGTATTGGATTTTCACCTGAAGATATAAATCCGCAAAGAATCTCTTTTAGCAATACTAATTTTTCTTCATATGTTAGACTATCTATATAATGATGTTTAATATGTCGCTCTAGCTGCTGCCGCGCGCGCACCGGCCTATCTTTACTATTCATCCCATCTATAATATTACCATAACGATTCATATCATCATCTAATTCATTTTCATAAATATTTTTGATTTTTTGATAAACATCATTATATGATGATTCACAATGAAATGTGTCTTTAAATTCAACCTTAATACTAGAAAATAGATCTCCGTAAATAGTATTCTCTTTTGGTTTTTTATAGGATCTATAAATAAATGGCAATAATTCGTCATTAATCTTACTTGGTTGAAATAAGAAAATTTCATTTATGTTTATAATATAACCCGGTGTATCGTCCTTATTCCAGACTATCTTTTTATCATCACAGATTTCATCCAAAGCATGGTAAATTATACGGTCATCTGTATCAATAACTTGTTTGATTCTATCTTTCAATTCATCTATCGTATATAATTCATATATTTCAAAAAGTTCTTTAACGATAGTATATATCTCCTTTATACTTTCAGAAATGTCTGTGATTGAAAATGTATCATCAATAATATTTGCCGGATCTTCTAATTTTTTATATTTCCCCTTACCTGTATTAATATCTATATCGCAATCATCCGAAAATGAACATATCTTTGTATATTCTTTATCATTAATATCTACTTCAACCGATTTACCCCAAGTTGTTCTCATGTTTATATTTTTCAGACCAGTTATATAATTTATATCTTTATTAAGAAAAGCATCTATAGCATTTCCTTTTAATATTTTTTCAATTTCCCCTATCTCTGATGCTTTTTTCTCTGCTATAAGGTATGTATTTGTATCTATAGATTCTTGTTCGTAATTTACTAATGCTGTATGTAAGTATACAGTCACATTTTGTTTTTCCTTAGGATGATAACTATGGGAACAATAACGTATTCCACGCCCTATTATTTGTTCTATTTTATATAAGTGATACCATGGGTCAAGGACATGTATCTCTCTGATATTTTTAAAATCCATCCCTTCGCTAGTTACACTATTCCCAAGTATTACTTTTATATTTTCACCATTTATATTATTATAATTAAGAGAATCTTTTCTTTCTTTTTCATTATTTGGTGATAAACTTTTATCACCACTTAGTACAATATATTTTGCCCTCTTATTATTTTCTTTCGTTAATTTTTTTAAATTATATCCAATTGGTTTTATTTTTTCAGGTGTTTCCAATATATTCTCCCCATTATATTTTTCAAATCCAATATGTTCTAAAGCAATTGCCATTGGAAGTATTCCTGAAAAGATATAATCAGAATAGATAAATACGATACCTTCCGTTTTATGTTTTAACATATTTTCTAATATCGTGTGTATCTTACAGGAATATGACTTGACATTATCACGCGATAATATCATATTTCTCTCATCTTTATAACTGCACTTGCGTGACTTGCGACTCACCTTTGAATTAAATATTTTTTCAAATCCCCTTTGACCAAAATTATTCTTGAAATCATAATCACCATCTCCATTATAATAAACTACATTTGATATTTGTGTCCCTATATTTCTATCCGATAAATTAATAGCATTACCTTCACCTCTTATATTTGTTATAAATTCATTATAGATATTTTTTTGATGACTTTCCATCATATTACCATACATTTTCATAAATTTAAATACATCTTTATCTATTTTATCTCCAGTAAATAAAGAATATTTAGGATATTGTAAATAGTTAACATCCTTATTATAATCTCCACCGATACATCTTTGATCACTATTAATATCTGGATAAAAACGGATTGGAAATGATATAGGATTTTCACCCCTCAAGTAGGAGAAATATCCGGTTGATTTATCTTTTAATATTTCACTCCCTAAGGGTGTTATTTTATCATCATCAAACACATCTTCCTTTTTAATTGTAGGTCTGTTATCGTTTTTTAAGAGTAAATTTAACAACCATACTATTTCCGAAGACCTGTTAAACATTGGGGTTGCTGATAATAATATAAGACGCATTCCACGACTATAACGGATGACTTTTTCAATTATATCTTTTGACTTCTTATCTACTTGAATATGATTTAAAATATTCCTACTTACACTTTCTTCAACACCGTCTTTATCAAGGACTATAAATGTATCTTGATTTTCTTTCTTAACTATAACTACATTACTACCAGTTTCTTGATTAAAAACTTCATCTCCTTTTCTAAATTTAGAATCTTTACCTTTCATTTCATTTTCTTCTCTTAAATTATGTATTTCATCTATAATAAGAACTCTATTTGAATAATTTTCATCTATGACACGTCGTTCAAGTTTTTCTTTTTCATCCGGACTTAGAACTCTATTACCTACCTCATTTTTTATAAGTTTTTCAACACTGTTTGCAAATGCCAAATAACCATAAAAATCATAATATTCACGTATAAGATTTTTAACATCCCTTTTACCAACATTACCTTTTTTATCTTTTACAATTATATCTTCAAAACTATCTCCCGAACATTGTTGTGTGCCCTTTGATGAATCATAAATTGTATTTTCCCATCCCCCTCTTATATTTTTTGGTACTAAGCAAATTATTTTTTTATTTTTTTTATAAAATATATCTCTATAAGAACGACTTATATTTACAGCAGAACATGTTTTACCAACACCAACCCCATGGAATATAACTAATCCCTTATAAGGTGTTTTACGATTCATAAAGTTTTTAAGAAATTGTTGATTATTTGTTAATTCAAAATTAAATGGATCATTTGTTTTAACATTATCGGTAGGGCATTTTCTAGATAATTCTGTAATATTAAATAAAGATTTTAAATGATAAAATTCCAACCTTCTACTTATATTATAAATAAAGTCTTCATCATTATTTCCAGGATAGAAATTATAATCAAAATTATCATTGGTCGTTTGTATGTCGTCTATTTCCTTAATTATACGGAGTTTTCCTAGATCGCCTTCACGATAATACTCTTCATATTTTTCAGTAAGTTGTTTATCGTTACTCATTATTAAATATATATATAAAAATATTATTCTAATGTAACTATCTTTTTGTGATTTCTAAGATATTCAAAAAAATTTATTATGACATTCCTTTTATGATTATCATAATTCCTTATTTTTTCTAAACAGTCATTTTCAGAACACCATTTTAGATCTTTTATTTCAGTATATTGGTCTTTATTCTCCTTATCTATTAGTAAGTTACACTGTTCTGATATGTTTCCTATATAGTAAACATGTTTGTAACGAACATTATTGATACCAACATATTCTTCAACAATCGGTATTATATTTTTATAAAGTTTATATGATGAAGGTTCTACATTTGTTTCTTCATAAAACTCTCTAATAGCAGTTGTCCGGTTATTCTCATGCATTTTTCTTCTTCCCTTTGGTATTTCCCATTCATTTGATAAATATTGTTTTTCAACTGTTTTTGTGAGATAGTTTATACTTATAAAGTCATCACCTCTTTTATAACCAATCTTCAATTTATTAAAATCACACTTACTTTTTTTATATTCCCTTTTTATTCTCGGATTAATCGTTTCAGTATGTATCCATAAATTTTTCCATAAAGTATCAAAATCATAGCAATCAATAATTTCTAATTCTTTCTTTGAAAAACGACTAAAAAGTAATTTAATATAATCTACGTCATATATAGATTTATATTTTCCTCTCATGAATTCTATATAAGACAAAGAATCTTTCCTTTCAACTAATATTATAGAAGGGTCTCCGGTTATATCATAATTATAAAGTATGACTCCATAACTCAATATAGGATGCCTACAATTTCCATATGTATGTCCATAATTTCCACAATTATTACAATAGTCTCTTTTTTTTTCCATATTAATTAATGTTTAATTTTGTTTAAATAATATTTAATACTATTAATATGGATCCTAATATTTGGGGAAGTCAAGCATGGTTATTTCTACATACAATAACATTAAATTATCCTGACACTCCTTCTAAATTTGATAAAGAAAATTTCAGAAATTTTTTTGAAAATTTAAGTCATGTAATCCCCTGCGATGTTTGTAGAGATCATTATAAAAAAAATATAAGAAAACATCCAATACAACTTGAATCTAAAGAATCTTTAACAAGATGGTTACATATGATACATAATTTAGTTAATGTTAAAAATAATAAAGATGAACTTCTATATGAAGAATTTATTAAAAATTACAGTAGTTTATATTCTGGTAATACGAACACGAAAAAACTTTTATTATTGTCCTTAATTATTATTATATGTCTCATTTCATTTTATTTCTATAAAAATTAACTCGTTTCATTTGCTTTTTTTTTCTTTCTTTAAGATATATGCCAAGACCCCGTAAAATAATTGTTCAAAAGTTTTTAACAGACGAAGAAGTCAATAATATTGAAGGTAAATGGATTGACGAATCATATCTAAAATTACCTGTTATTAATTATAATTGTGATGTTTATTATAAAGATGATAATGGAGATGAAAAACTTCTCCTAAAATTTAGAAAAAATTGTATATCATCAAGTTTGTTAAAGATAGGATGGAAATCTTATAAAGATCTAGCAAAACCAAGTCGCGGAAGAGGTGCTTCAGCAGGTCCTATTGATAAAGAAGGGGTTTATTGGAAAAAAAGAAATATTGTAAATACAGGGAAATGGTCAACTGGTTATTTGACTCCGGACGGGAATAAAATGAAGGAGGAATTAGATAAACTTTCTATAGAAGAATTAAATGATAAAGTTAAAGAATTAGAAATTAAATTTAAGAAAAATGATATTATAGATAAAGAAAGTATAATCCATTTAATAATTAAGAAAAAAAATGGTATTTCAAAAATGAAAGTAAATAATCAAGTTGCTTCCAATCCTATTGGATTTTATGAATCATCTAAGAATTTCGCAGACCTACCTTGTCGCTTAACCCATTTTACAAGGACAAATTATAAAAATTATAAAGATGGACTACAATTTATACAAAAAATAGATAGTATGTTTAAAAAATTAATACCAGAATCACATCAAAAACAATTGTCAAGGGCAAATGAAAAATCACACTTAAAGATCCCAGAAACAGCATTTTCAACAATTACAATTAATAGAAATTTTAGAACAGCACTTCATAAAGATGCGGGTGATTTTTCAGGTGGTTTTGGAAATTTAACAGTCATAGAAAGAGGTAGTTACCATGGGGGATATACAGTATTCCCTCAATTTGGTGTAGGTGTAGATGTACGCTCGGGTGATTTTTTAGCGATGGATGTTCATCAGTGGCATTCAAATACTGCTATTTTTGAAACTGAAGAAGATAAAACATTAAATTCTAAATTAGACAAAGTATTTAATGATAACCCTGAAGTTGGAACTGTAGGTTTAGATAAAAAATATACAAGATTAACATTTGTATGTTATTTAAGAGAAAAAATATTAAATTGTCCCGATTCAATTGACCCTAGATTTTTAAAAGAATCAGGACATAGTAAAATAAAATAAATTATATATATATAATTAATATATGTTTAAGAATATTTCTTTTTGGTGTATAGTATTGTTTCTGGTAACCGCTATGGTAATTCATCATATAGTAAGTGGTTTATCAGTGATTGAAGGTAATGAAAATGAAATAAATTCTAATAAAGAATCCGGTGCGAGTGATTCAAAAATAAATATGAAAAATGTTGAAAAAATAAAAATTAAGATGTCAGGACCAGGTGTTTTGGAAAGAGTGTTGGGTTCAGCAGGAAAAGCGGGAAAAGCAGTAAAAACAGCAAAGGCAGCAGGGACAGCAGGGACAGCAGGGACAGCAGGGACAGCAGGGACAGCAGGGGAAGCAGCCGCAGGGGAAGCAGCGGCAGGGGCAGCAGGGGAAGCAGAGACAGGGGCAGA